CTTTTATTAGTTTTCTACTTTATTCTTTACTTTCTCTAGCCTTTTATTTATTAGAGCTAGAGTTTAGGATCCTTAAGAGTGAGTCCTTCTGGAATCTGAAGTTTATTTAGGTCTCAAATACGCAGAGTTGCGCGCTTGGAAAAAAAACTTAAAATCTTCAATTACTGAGATTCAATATCAGTATATTGAATTTGTTACAAAGCATTTGTCTTTTACTCCGTATAATACCGGTTTAGGTAATTTGTTAGTTTTAGTTTCAATTCAAACTTCTGAGTATCGCCCTGATTATTATCAATTTGAGATACAAAAGAAGAATTCAAAAAAAATGACTACTGAAGTTCGTTATAAGAAACCTTTAATGTTTCTAAATGTTCCTACTATGGATCCTAAACTTGCACATCAACAAAGTATAACTAGTATGGCTGAGTACCTGTCTACCACCACTCCTATTGAAAAATTATCTTCTATAACTGATGAATTATTAGTGAAGTTACCTATGGTTGTGACTGTTCGTCCGAGTAGAGGTGCGTTGCTTGCATCTCCTATGGTTGTTCATGACGCCCCAATGGTTTCTGTTCATCAGGTTCAGTTAGTTTATGAGTATGAATATTTTCGTACCAAAGGTAATTGTGTGATTTGTTTTGATCAGGATGTATCTGTTGTTAAACATCATCTTAAGCAGGATTGTGGTGTGATGGTTTGTTATAAGTGCTATTCAAAAAGCATTAATATCTATAGGCAAAATAGACCTGTCAAGTGTCCTTATTGTCGTGAAGATCTCCCCATAGCTAGTCCAAGTGGTCCCACTGGATTCCATTATGCATATGTTTCCGGAACATCTACTGAAGAAGTTCGTGAATATTTTTCACCAGTTCTAGATAGGCCATTTAATTCATTTCATTGTGACCAAAAATTTGTTGATGAAGCTTCTGCTCATATTAAAGATTATTTTATTTCACGTATAGGTTCTAAATTGAGAATATTTGATATGTTAGATCCTTATCATTATGATATGGCTTTTCCAAATAAAGGCAGCGCTGGATTTTTTTATGGTGCTGCAAATGGAAAATCTGTTACTAAAAGAGAAGCCTTTCCTCATATACATCGTACTATTATGGCAATTATGGATATAGTTTATCGTTACTTAGATAATGATGCTTATGATGCTGCATATGATTATTTAAATCGTCAGTTTGTTAATGTCTGTAAAATGCATTTTAAGGTTGAAATACGATGTCCTGAACGTGTTAATGGTGAATGGGTTAAGAAGGAAAAAGGTAGAATTTTTTTTATCTCTGATTTTTTGTCTTATTTAATTGCTAAACCTTTTATTGCTCCTTTGGCTGCTATATGTGGAACTAATCCTATAAGGAATTGTCCTATTGCAATTGGGATGCGTTTTGATTCTGGTGTTTGTACTGAGTTTCTTTTAGATTTGGTTGGTATTCAATATGATCAATTTGTTAATTCAATGAATGCAACCACTCTTTGTGAATTTGTTATGGAGAAACGTCGAATTATTGAGTTTGATTTTAGAAAATTTGACGTACATTTGTTAGCCCAGGTTCTTGTTATTTCAATGAACATCATATTTTCTTTATTCGATTGTCCATCTACTTTTGAAGAATGTACCACTAATAAGCAGAAAATGTTTTTTTTAGTTACCATCCAGTTCTTGAATACTCTTATTGCTAAAGTTGTTAATGTTCCTGATGGTAGAGGTTGGTTTAAGTTTGTTGGCTTAATGCTTTCTGGTAAGTATGAAACTGCTTTTTTGAATAGTGTTTGCAATTGGTTTATGACTATTTGTGTTTTTATGAAAATTTATTCGGTACCTGTTGTTGTTGAAGCTTTGAACAATGGAGAGTTAAGATTTAAGATGTTTGGTGATGATAATTTAACAGTTGTTGGCCCTACTATGTATGAGTCTTTTGATTCTGATCGTTTCATTGCAGTTATGCATCAAATGTTCGGGATGGTTATAACTCCTGATAATATTATTGTCCATAATCATCTTTTCAGAAATTGTTGTGGCTTCGTTGGTGCTCCTGTTCATAAATATCCTACTTTTCTTAAGTATGCATTTATGTATCGTAATTGTCCCGATCATGGGGCAGAATCTTATTTTTTTAGAGATACAGATCTCTCATTACCAAAATTGTTTAATACTGCTGTTCATGTTGCTACACCACCTTTTACTGCTGCTAAGGCTCTTTGTTTTGCTTATACTTCAGGCTGTAATATTGAAGTTTATGATGCTTGTGCCGCAGTTTATTATGCAAGTAGACAACATTGCACTCAAGAAGATATCATTGAATATTTTGATAATGATATTAATTTAGTTAAGAAGGCTAAAGAATTTGCTCTAGATTATAAAGCTATAAAACGTTTTCCTACACATTCTGAAGTTATTGAACGTTTTTCTTGTCCTAAGATTAAAGAAGACCCTGTTTTTCGTCAATGGGATGAATTTAGGTTATTTGAAGTTCATCAAATATTATATGCTGATTATGGAGTGTTTGACAATTAGTTGTTTTGCAG